CCACTCACCAGAAAACACCATATCTCGCCGAGGCTATCCAATGGGATGGCCATAATTCCGCCCAAGTTATTGCACTAATAAACGCAGACGTACGTGAAACAGAGGGTAAGTATCTTATGGTACGCGCCGCCAACGACATATTCACTATGGTTCCAGGCTGGTGGGCAGTAAAAGGAGAAAATGGCGTCGTCAAATGCTATTCAAACGACGTATTCATTGTGAAATACCAAGCGCTAAAGGGGTAAGAATCATGACATTTTTTCACTTTCTATGCTGTTCAGTAGGCATCCATACTTGGAAAAGAGGTTACCGCTATACCAAACACTGTAGGTATTGCATAGCTACCAAGGTCATACTGTGATTACTAAACGCGCACGTTATCAATTCGCGACTGTCAGCGCAGCTGCTACAGCCAACGCATTATGCGTGGCCGAGTGTTTCAACATAGCCACTGGCAAAGCAGAATACGTGCTATGCGCCCACGAAATAGTTAAAGGCGCTGACACTTACACACCCCTGGCTAAGTTTTTCACCGGAGATCCAAATAACGAAATTACTCCGCCAGGAATGGCGAAGTACAAACTAATTTAGGAGCTAACTAATGAGCATACAAGAAATTTTAATAGAACGCGGTAACCGCTACGGTGAGTTCGACGAGCACGCTCGTATTACTCAAAATCTAAAGTCAGTTATGACTGATACTCCTAACTGGGAAAAACTTAGCCTAGATAAAAAAGAAGCATTGGAAATGATACAACATAAAGTGGGTCGAATCCTTAATGGGGACCCGGAATATCACGACTCATGGCACGACATCGAGGGGTATGCTCGTCTGGTAAGTAAAACACTCACGCCGTGATTAAGACTCTGCTATACACCAGCGCATTACTAATATTACCCGGCTTGATAGTCGGGTTAATTATCTACGTACTTATTTTAGTACTATTAGAAAGAACGCGATGAAGCTACAACCAATGTTCGCCAACCAGAAATTCAGTACTAAGTTCATGGCAAAGCAACCTAAAGTATTTGATATGAGCGACCCTGGCACGGGAAAAACTCGAGTAGGTATCGAAGCCTTCGCTACTCGTCGCCGCAAAAGTGGAAAATGCCTGCTGGTAGTAGCCCCAAAGTCATTACTCGCTGCTGCATGGAAGAATGACTTTAATAAATTCGCACCAGACATGTCGTGCGTTATCGCTAATGCAGCTAATAGAGAAGCAGCGTTCAAAATACCTGCTGATGTGTATATCACTAATCATGATGCAGCTGTATGGCTACAAAAGCAGAAACCTGCCTTCTTCAAACGCTTTGACACACTGGAAATAGATGAAAGTACAGCATTTAAGCATCATACCAGCGCCAGATCAAAGGCTATGGCGAAGGTGGCCAAGAACTTCACTCACGTTCGCTTAGCGTCAGGTACACCCACCAGTAACGGAATCTGCGACCTGTGGCACCAGATGATGATACTAGACCAAGGCAAACGCCTGGGCACAAGTTACTTCGGCTTCCGTGCAGCAGCATGCAACCCACAACAGTTCGAAGCCGCTGGCAAGACATTCATGAGCTGGACCGACAAACCAGGTATCGAGGGTATTGTAGGCGCGCTAATCAAGGATGTAGTTATACGCCACCGTTTTGAGGACTGCGTAGATATTCCGGAAAACCATAAATATGCAGTCTCTTATCAACTTAGTAAGACACACATGGCGTCTTACAAAGAGATGGAGAATGAACGCATCCTATTCATGCAGAACAACATCATTACAGCTGCCAACGCTGCCGTGGTGTACACCAAACTACTGCAGATAGCTTCCGGTGCTGTGTATGATGGCGAAGGCGGCTACACAGTCGTGGACAACGGACGTTATGAACTGGTGCTTGACTTAATACAAGCACGTAAGCATACCGTCACGTTCTTCACCTGGAAGCATCAGCGTGACATGCTTATTGCTGAGGCTGAAAAGCGTGGCATAAGCTATGCAGTTATTGATGGTGAAGCAGGTGATAAAGATCGTGAGCAGATAGTTAAGAACTATCAAGCAGGTGTTTACCAGACGCTATTTGCCCATCCACAGTCAGCAGGTCATGGTCTGACACTAACTAAAGGTACAGCAACTATCTGGGCATCACCCACCATAAACCTGGAGCACTTTGCACAAGGCTGGAAGCGTGTGCATCGGATTGGACAGACCGAGAAGACAGAAACCATCGTAGTCATAGCCGAAGGTACGCTGGACGAAAAAGTCTGGAAAGCAATGCAAGGTAAAGAAACGAATATGGCCGATTTCCTCAATGAACTAAAGGAGTTAACGAAATGACATCCGAGCAAATAATAATAGAACTACTACTCGCAGCAAGAAACACAACAAACATAGTTCAGCAGTTGTTATTACGTGACGCAGCAGAGCACATCTCGCGTTTAGCGATGGTAACGGCTAATGTAGCTGACGTGATGGAAGCCTGCCAAGTTCGTGGCAATGTAAGCAACGAACAATGGACCTATTGGATAGAAAAATGTCGAGCTGCTACGGGGAATTTACCATGAATATGTACACCGTTGTATTTTGGATAATGGTAGCAGCGTGGTTGACAGCAGTTATTCATGGGATAGTTACTGGGCATGCTGTTTTACTACTTGTGGATGTAATGGCCTTCCCAATCGGTATACTCCACGGCATATTGATATGGCTAGGGGTAGCGTAGATGAAAACCAAACAACACATAATTTTTGACATAGAAATTATTGGAAAGGACAAACCTATATTCCTTGCCTGCACCAAAGTGGTTGAAACAGGCGAGACCAATGCGTTCTGGATGCACAAGCACGGGCACATGAAGAAATTTGAAGCTCTATTGCGTAGTCCTGACTACACATGGGTAGGTTTCAACAGCATTAACTTCGATGCGCCTTTAATCTGCGCTGCTATTCAAGGTGCAGACGAAGTTTGGCTAAAGGAGGCAGCTACACAGATTATTGAAAAAGGTATGCGCTCATGGCAAACCTATCGTGATTTCGACATCGACTTCATAGATTTCGATCACATAGACCTGATTGAAACAGCACCTGGCGTAATGATTTCACTCAAGACATACGCCGGACGCATGGGTTTCAGGACCATGGTGGACATGCCAGCACCCCACGATATTGACCTCAAACGGTCACAGCATAAAGAGGTGGAAAAATACTGTATTAACGATCTGGAAGTGACCGAAGACCTGTTCAAACAACTTAAAGAGGAAATCAAACTCCGCATTGAGCTAGGTGCAGTTTATGGTATCGACCTGCGTAGCAAGTCAGACGCACAGGCTGCAGAAGCTATCCTGAAGAAGGAACTATCAATCACCAAGATTAGCAAAACGGTGCCGCAAATGGTTGTGTATCACACACCAAGTATTATTCGCACCAAGAGCCAAGTGATAAGTAACTTGATAGACCAGTTTGAAGAAACCTGCTTTGTCATCAACCAAAAGAATGGTTCACCTGAACCTGCTGAATGGATGAAGGATGAAATAGCTATCGGTAAAGGTACTTATCAAGTCGGGATTGGCGGACTACATAGTACGCATGATAAACAGTTCCACATCGAGGCAACCGATGACTTACTCATCAGCGACTTTGACGTAGCGAGTTACTACCCAAACATTATGATGAAGTGCGATCTGATTCCTCGCCTGCCAGGCACACTAGGTGTGCAATTCCTCGAAGTCTATGGTGAGATATATCGCCAGCGTGTAGAGGCCAAACGTGCAGGAAACAAGACAGTGGCTGACAGTTTGAAGATCACACTGAATGGAACATTCGGCAAGTTAGGTAGTATTTATTCATCCTTCTACTCACCTGACGTAATGTTAGGCGTAACCATTACTGGTCAGCTCAATCTGCTATGTCTGATAGATAAACTCGAACGCATCAGAGGTGTGTCGGTCTATTCAGCTAACACAGATGGCATCACAGTTGGTTACACTCCAGCAGCTCGCGATAAGGTGTTGAAAGTATTTGAAGCCAACGTAAAGTACACAGGTTTTGAGTACGAAGAAACACCTTACTCACGCATAGCAATGAAAGACGTAAACAACTACATCGCCATTACTACCGACGGCAAAGCAAAGCGCAAAGGTTTATACGCCGTCGCTGGTGTACAGCAGCAGAAGAATCCGACTATGGAAGTTTGCTCCGACATGGCAGTAGACTACTTAAAAACAGGTAGCTTCGACATCAAGAAGTACACTGACATGAGGGCCTTCGTCGCAGTACGCAACGTAAAAGGCGGTGGGGTTCAACATGCACAGATAAAAATGGTCAATGACTGGGAAGAAATTGAACCAGGGTTGTGGGCATACCCAGACATGGTGACAAAACCTGTCAAACGCAAGTCACCACCGCCAGCGCGTGAAGTCCTCGAAGGAGGTAAACCCTTCGGTCGCGTAGCACGCTGGTACATGACCACCAAGAGCTTGTTACCCATCACCTACCAAGGTTCGGGTAATCAGGTACCAAAAACAATAGGGTCACACCTCTGCATGACATTACCAGAATCGCTACCAAAAGACTTGGATGTAGACTGGTATATACAAGAAACACTCTCAATGTTGAAAGACATGGGAGTCGATGTGGTTAATTACTCTAAATAGGAAAAACTATGGAATACGCTATTTGCACTTCGTATACTACATACGACATATCAATAATAGAATTCCCCGAGGGACGAACGTGGGAAGATGTGGCAGCCCTATTCGTAAAATGGGGTACTCTGCACATAACCTTCAAGGGAGACCTGGGTAGTGTTTCCATAGACTTAAAAGAAGCATGGGACCTTGACACCAAACGCCCTGTTATTACTGAGATACGAGCTACTAAGGTAGAAGGCGACGAAACAGTAGTAGATTGGGACTTAGACCCGATCGCAATAGATAACTAGGAGAAACATCATGGCAAATTGGTATGGCGCAGCGCGCTCAAACTACATAAAGATTAAGGACATAAATGGTTTGGAGGAAGCTCTGGAACCGTTCGACATAAATATCAGCAAAGACAGAGATGGTGAGTTTGTCTGTCTACTATCCGGCGATAGTAGCGACGGGGCTTGGCCTTCGTACTCTGAAGACGACGAAGGAAATGAGCTTGAATTTAACTTTATAACGCATGTTGTACCTTACATGGCTCCTGACCAAGTGCTAATTGTCATGGAGGCTGGGGCTGAAAAGCTACGTTACATCACGGGATATGCGGAAGCCTATCATTCAGACGGTCGCATGGTTGGACTTTCTCTACATGATATTTACGCACTGGCGGAAAAAGAGTTCGGCGTGGCACATAGCTATATTTCCCCCGCTGAATACTAAAAGAGTTGGACGAGATCAAATAAATAATCAATCGTTCCGATACAATCTGTTCTAAATCTGATACAATCTGTTTTATAGGAGAAATACCATGACTACAAAAAAGCCACTTACGCTGGGGGCGCTCATCGACGCTCTAGACGACGCACGCGAAGTAAAACGTGCCATAGCTGCTGAAGCCAAGTTAGCTGATGCAGCCTACAAAGACCTTGAAGCCAAAGTGTTTGAAGCCCTCAGAAGCCAAGACACTCGTGGTGGCGAAGGTAAGAAAGCCAGCGCAAGCATCTCAGAGAGCATAGTGCCAGTTTACGATGCTGCTGACCCTGAAGCTCGCGACAAACTCAAGGCGTTTATCAAGCGCACTGGTTATTGGCATTTGCTAAGCGAAACTGTTTCAGCACCTGCTTATCGCGAGTTGTTAGAAATACCGAAGTTCAAAGGCGTAGTACCTGGCCTAGTTCCATTCACGAAACACACACTGAATTTACGTAGTCTTCCTGCTAGTAAGTAGTAAGACTCTAAATAAACCCTGCAAACCCTAAAGGAGAATGTAAGATGGCAATAGCCAAACCAAAAACAGGTGTAGTTACCACTGTTGCAAAAGCAAAGATCAATCTACCCGCAAACTTAGCTGATGACATGGCGGCTGAACTCGAGTCGTTTAAGAATCGAATTGCAGCACCGACAGGCAACCGTATCAGTACGGACGAGAAGATTTTCAAACTGCCTAACAACGAAACCAGTGATGAACTTAGTGTCATTATCGTGGACTTCGTAAGCTACAACGCCTACTACGACAAACCGTGGAACCCGAACCAGATCGTACCACCGAACTGTTTCTCCATTGGTTTGGAGCAGGTGGGTATGGTGCCTAGCGACAATAGCCCCGAACCACAGGCAGAAAGCTGCGCAGCATGCTGGGCGAACCAGTGGAAGTCCAGCCCAACAGGTTCTGGTAAGGCGTGTAGCAACACTAAGCTATTAGCCGTAATCGCGCCAGATGGCGACGCAGAAACTCCAATCCTATTGCTAAAAGTAACAGCGACAGCGCTGAAGAGTTTCGATGCGTACGTAACCAGCGTAGCACGTGGTTTCCAACGTCCTCCACGTGGCGTGATTACCAAGATCACATTCGATGATAAGGTAAAGTGGAGTTCATTACGTTTCAGCGACCCACAACCATGCACGCAAGAACAACTGGCCTTGGCTTACTCACGTCGTGATGAGGCTATGACATGCCTGATGGTTGAGCCTGACGTATCTACTTTCGTAGCAGCGCCAGCCAAGGCTCCAGCTAAGAAACCAGCACCTCGTCGAGCTGTATAATGCCTCGCGAATGGTATATCAACGAGGCGTTGTACTCTATTCGCCGACTACGCTCTGTACTACATGAGCTGTCGGAGGATGAAGTTCACGCCGCGTTGAAACTGGAACAAAGTTCTCGCAGACGCGAGTCTATTACCCGCCTGTTGACAAAACGGGCAGCAGAAATAAACGCAGTATCTTTCAACGCCAACCTAAAGGAGATTATCCATGGCACGTAATACCAGCATCATCCTATCCAAAGAAGAAAAGAAAGCTGTCGTAACTGAATTGAAAGGCAAAATCAAAGACGTTCAGACAGCAACAAAAGCAGCTACTGCTGCAGCTAAATTCGCTGCTAAAGAGCACGCTACTTTCCTCAAAACCTCAGACAAGACACTCGCTGGCTTGGCTAAAGAATTAGCAGCTCACCAAGCTAAACTAAGCGCTTTAACAGCGCCTACGACTGCGACTGCGTAACTTCTCTTTCTTTAGCAACCTCTTCGCCGCCTACTAACACTAGGCGGCGAAATTACATGGGATTAATATGAGCAAAAATATAATGCTAGACATCGAAACTCTTGGCACTGCCTCGAATTCCGTCATCCTATCAATCGGCGCTGTAGCCTTCGATGAGAGTGGGTTATATGACAAATTTTACGCATCAGTCACTATTGACTCGTGCATAGACGCAGGCTTACACATAAACGGGAGCACCTTAGCATGGTGGATGGGGCAATCCGATACTGCGCGTCAAGTATTCTCCGAAACTGGTTTACCCTTAGCGACCGTACTGCAGACCTTAGCTACTTCATTTGACTGGAGTGATGCTGAAGTGTGGTGCAACGGTCTATCCTTTGATATTCCTATCTTGGATACTGCCTATCGTGCGTGCAAGTTAGCCATCCCCTGGGCTTACTACAACACTCGTGATTACCGCACTGTCGTTAAATCGTTGGACAAGGGTGTTCTACAATCCCTGCGTGTTGAACCCACGGTTAAGCACAACGCTCTGGCAGATGCTGAAGCTCAGGCACTAACGCTTGTGGCAATATGGGAGCATGTGCGCAGACCAGTTGATCGACAAGTCGCATAATGGCAGCAAAACCAGAGAATACGTTTATCAGTGGCGTACATAAACACATCCCTGCTGACATTTATCGTATGAAGACCAATAACCCCTACGTCGCGGGAATACCTGATTGTTATTATTCAGGCTCTGGTGGTGCTTTGTGGGTCGAGTATAAATTTATCATCGTCCCAAAGCGACCCACCACGCTAATCACCGACGGGGTGAGTTCTTTGCAAGCGCATTGGTTAAACGGACGACATGAAGAGGGTCGTAACGTCGCCATTATAATAGGAAGTAAAGGGGGTGGAATAATACTCCGCGCTACTGACTATCGTGTTATAAACGCACACGAGTTTCAGTCTCGAGCAATTTCAAGAGCGGAAATTGCTGGCTGGATAATACAACAAGTTACGAAAAGGTAATACAATGATAATCCAACTGGCTAAAGCAGTTAAGACCGTCTCCCTAAGTTATCGCTTGCTGTCCTCATCAGTATTATTGGGGACTTTGGTAGTTAGTTTTGTCAAACACAGAAAGCAACGCCCGCCGCCGCAAAAAAGTGAATAAGGAGTCCTATGTATGTAATCATTTCCGGAACCCCTACCAAGGGGTTTTCTATTATCGGCCCATTCTCACACGCCATATTCGCCCAGGATTGGGGCGACGCGTGGGAAGAAGACATCGACTGGTGGGTATCTGAACTCATCCCACCTACGACTCGCGAAGTACCTAACTCTAAGGAGTAACACCATGACTGACCTGTCTATAATCAACCACCTACGTAAGCAAGCCCCATCCATCTTTGCTACCGAAGCCTTTGGTAAAATGAGTGACAAGTATAAATTCATTCCGACCATCGACGTAGTTGAAGCATTAGCCAAAGAAGGCTTCACCCCATCGAAAGTATTCGAGAGCCGTGTACGTTCCGAAGAAAAACGTGGCTACGCTAAGCACCTTATCCGCTTCCGCAACACTGATATACTCCCGCAGGTTGGTGAGCTAATTCCGGAGATTGTATTAACTAACAGCCACGACGGCACCTCAGCATTCCAGTTGTCAGCCGGCTTGTATCGTCTGGTATGCAGCAACGGCCTAACAGTAGGTGCAGACCAGTTCAGCGTACGCCAGCGCCACAGCGGTAAGGTGGACGATGTTATCGAGGGCGTATTCGGCATTGTAGATGAGTTCCCAGCGATTGCAGACACCGCCCGCGAATGGCAAGGTACTCGTTTAACACCCGCTCAGCAGCTGGCGCTCGCTACTGCCGCCCTACCCCTACGCTGGACGGCAGACGAAGCTGGTAATTATCCAGTAGAAGCCAGTCAACTACTAAGATTACGTCGTCGTGCAGACGCCAGTGCAGACTTATGGAGTACGTTCAACGTAATTCAGGAAAACATCATCAAGGGCGGCGTACGTGCTCGTACAAGCACGGGCGCTCGCCGTGCCTCTACGGCTGTCAAATCTGTAGATGGCGACCAACGTCTGAACAAAGCGCTGTGGACGTTAGCATCTGAAATGTCTCAACTTACACACTAGGAGAAAATTATGAGTACACGCAGCTTAACTTACATGTACGACGATTGTAGCGAGCCATTCTTTTGTATGTATAGACAGTATGATGGGTACCCATCAGGGCTAGGTAAGGATTTACACTCATTTCTAGTACCGTTCCACATGGTAAATGGGTTGAAGTTAAACGAACAAAAATCCGTGGCAAACGGTGCAGGGTGCCTCGCTGCCCAATTAGTGTGCCGTTTCAAAAAAGGTCCTGGCGGGACTTATTTGTGCCCACCAAAAATGGGGCAGGATATGGGTCAAGAATATGAGTATCACATCCATATAGAAGGCGAAGAGATAGCTTTAATTCGCGTGTTAGAACCACGTACGGAAGTTTTCTCAGGGTCATTGGTTGATTTTGGCTTGTGGCTCAATTCCCCACAGACTAACTAGGAGAACACCATGGGATGGCTTTGTGATGACAAACCACGCAACGTAAAAGAGTTCCTTGACAGCCGTTGGGGACCTAACGGTAGAGTGCTACGTTCCGCATTAAAACTCACTGAGTATTACGCAGCCATCCAGCTGATTGATGGTAGCGTAACTTGTGGTGTGTACCTACTCTCGTTCCATAAAGAGCACGGACGCATGCAAATGTGCCGTAAGGATATGGATGAGACTTGTGGACCTAGCATGTATAACTGCCCCGAGGCAATTCTCAAGTTACTCACTCCTTGTGACATAGGTTATTCGGCTGAGTGGCGAGCAAAAAACTGGGCAAATATCTACAAACGCAAGGCGGTAAGCAAATATAAACCAGGCGCCAGAGTACGTTATCAAAGAATCGTATACACGCTAATACAAAAACGTGGTACAGCTTGGGAGGTAAATGATGATAATGGCTTCGGTCCCTGCCGTATGTCACGTTCCCAACTAATCAAATCGGAGGTGGTTGATGAGCAAGCCTAAACACAAACCAGAAACAAACACCCAGTTCATCACCCGTCTAATGGAATTTTCACCGTATGGCGTGTTATCACAAATGTTTATCATCTCGGCTATAGACCACTACTCTCGCGTAGTAGGCGCTGCTCCGCCGCTAGACAACTTTGTAGTGAATGGCGAGGCATGGAAAGAAACTGCCAAGTGGATACAAGACGAATTTAATAAACGATAGGAGAAGTACCGTGAGCTATAAACCAGAGGTATTAGTACAAGGGCAGTGGTCACAGAATAATTTAGCTTTTGCCACTTATGAAGAGGCTGAGCAAAGCGCCAAGGACTTATATAGTCGCTGGATGCTGGTAACCGACTCTCGCGCTGTTGAAAGCGACCAACCCGTGAATTACAAAATAGTAGACAATGTCATGTCTGCAGTGGAGAAGGAGGTCTCGTGACTGATATGTCAATAATTCAGTTCTTCCCTCGAATGACAGTCGCTCTGGCAGAAACTATCTGTGGTAAACTCAGCCATACCACCAAGATGCCCTGCCCCAGCTATTCACTGCCTGTGGCACGTTGTGTTACTGGTGCAAAGCTGGCCAGCATACCCGGTTCAGTCTGCTCTAAGTGCTACGCAAAACGTGGGAGGCATACCTTTCATACCAGTAATCAAGAAACACGCTGGCAAAGTCTGACACACCCGCGTTGGGTCGAGGCGATCGCGCACTTGATACATGAGGAAGCTAACCCGCATTTTCGTTGGCATGATAGTGGCGATCTCGCTGGGCACCAGCACCTACAGAATATAGTGGGTGTCGCCCTGGCACTCCCCGAAGTATCGTTCTGGTTACCTACTTCCGAAGCGGGTATAGTGAATAAGTACCAACAAACAAAGGGGGTATTTCCTGCGAATTTGACAGTGCGTATCTCCACGACTCTGGTAGACTCTGCACCCAAACCTAATCAGATACATACAAGTAGCGTACACAAAAATAAACCAGCGCATGGTGTAGAATGCGTAGCGCCACAGCAGGGAAATAAATGCTTGGCATGTAGAGCTTGTTGGAATAAGGAGATAAAGAATGTCAGTTACAAATATCATTAATCGCGATACATTCATGGAGTTTTTCAGGTCGGAAGAAGGCTATAACCAACTATCCGCAGACGATTGCATGGAATTGTTTTCATATAGTTTGAAGGGGTCTTCTGACTTTACAGAAGAGCTGTTGAAAAACATATTCGCAGATTATGGAGTATCCATGAGCGTGTCATTAGGAGTGCGTGGATGAGCGCTCATCCCGATACATTCTGCAATGGTAAACGCATATTCCTATCGCTGTCAGAAGCTGCACAAGCAGCTCGCAAGACCTCTGCACGAAGCGATATGCGCTGCCATGCTTACCAGTGCACTGCCTGTGGAAAATACCATTACGGCAATGCGTTTAATAAACCACATAGTTACAATCGGCGCGAGCGTCGGCCAGACGGAGAGGATTAAAATGAACGGAGATATAGAATTAGATCGGGTACTATTCGGGGCTTATGTCGGGATAGGTATAACTACAAACCAGCCTGATTACTATATGTACGAGTGGTCTGAAGGTCAGATAGAGCTGGTGGAAGCCGCCTGTAGGTATGTCGATTATGCTATCCGTCTTGCAGAAGCTGCGTACGCAGTAGCCGGAGATTTCTCTGGTGTACTTGAGTATGATGTGGCAGAACCGTTCGGAACTTGGTTCTGTGAGTCGATGGTAAAACGCAAGGGGTTAGTCCCCACTAGCACGATGTGTCGTGTGTATCTACTCAACGACGTACAGGCGTTCTGTGCTGATGCAGATAGTGAGCCTGAATTACACGAAGAGATCGGGGAAGCACTCATGCGTGTACCGTTTCCATTTACTGAGGAAGGAGGGCTCGAATGAACGCAATCGAAGAGGTTATCAGTCGAGTGAACTGGGAAGAGCTCCGCGAACAGAAACTTGAACTTGTTCGTTGCGGTATCGAGACTGAATGGGTAGAAGGTCTACTTAGCTTAATAGACCATATACAAGACGCCGCTGTAGCGGACGGTGTAGCCACCGCCGTCGAAGTGTTTGGAGAAACTTATGAGTAAAATTATAACCGCCAATGAACTTGCCCAGATCATTACCCATGCACTCACTTCAGACGAAATCGACTACGAAGATCAGTTTCGTCTATTCTTCCTTCAGGCAGCCGATCTTGTCGCCGAGCATTTCGGCGGGAGAATAGGTCACATAGCTCATCCTGAAGATTCCATCGGTTGGACTGTCGCTGTTAGTCGCGATGAAGCAGTGCCCGAAGACGGTGGGATATGGAAATGTTACGACCTCGAAGGAGAACTCTAATGACCACGACCTTCAAGCCAATGTTGGCAACCGATGCAGTTCTTGAAAAACTACGTTTTCCGCTCTTAGCCTCTCCGAAACTGGATGGCGTCAGAGCAATCGTACGTGATGGCGTAGTTTACAGCCGCAGCAATAAACCTATACCGAACAAGGCGGTTCAGTTTCTATTCAAGCATCTTGAGCACTACGACGGTGAGTTAATCGCAGGGCATCCGTGCAACTCGACCGTATATCGCGACACGGTATCTGAGGTAATGTCGCAAGAGAAAAAGGAAGCGTTGGTGTATTTTTACGCCTTTGACAACATACAGATGCCTTCCGCACGATATACAGAACGTGTGCAACATCTGAATGCAGACCATCGAAACG